AGGTTGTGGAATTTAAACCCCAACCTGGACATCCCCATGGCGCTGCGGCAGCTGACCGCAGCGCGGGGTCGTACTTCATTGAGAGGTTCGCCAGGGAAATTGGTAGAGATGTTATCTACTACCAATGTAGCAATTCCGACCTACGTAATGGCCGGAGTGGTGCGCGTGAGTGGTATTGGATGAAGGATACCCAGGTCATGCCGAAATTGTTTAGCGTTGGCAGTAACGACATAGTTTCGATTGTTGACGTTGACCAATATGTTGACATGAACTGGTTTATGACTGAGCATTTCTGTCCGATACTACTATATACATTCCAACCAGGAGTGTGCGCGGCCGACCGAGGTGAGTATTCATACACCTTCAATAAGAACAACGAGGTAGTTTACCGAGTTGCTGGAGGTGCTGAGTATGTCCACAAGGTCTGGAACTATGACACTGATGTCATAACAACCACGAGATTGTTTGCCGGGAAAAGCTGGACTAATTGGAGAAATTGGATACCTTTTGTGACTACAGCTTACCTGGTGGACAAACGCCAGATGGACCCGGACCACCAGCTAATCGGATTGTTTCCGATCAAGCGGTGGTTCGGACCTCTGGCGCTAATTGCTAGGTACCTGAAAGGGAAGCCACTCCAGCGATTTAGCATTGTTAATGGAGATTTCCTGCGGTTGACGAACCATGGATCCGGTGGAATGACTGTTTCCACTGGAAAAATCGGATCACCTCTATGTGGGACTATAACCGCGCGACAGGACGCAGCCCTTGCGTCCCTAGCACGAACCACGAAAAGTGGCTTGACCCTTATGCACGTTAAGAAGATCATGCCCGATGATGAGGTGGGCGCGACTTACGTGTATGAGTTTCATTCCCAAAAGTTGCCAGAGGCAACGGTGGTATCGTACAGCGGTAGCCGCAAAGATGGTGTCCGAGGATACCAGTTTAACCCAATGAATTATGACCCCGAGGCGAAGCACTCGCTTGTTTCATTCATGTCACCAATAATTGATGGTGGATTTTGTCCAGATATTACATTGGACAATGCGAAACAAGCGATTGCTGGTCGCATAACAGGCGTGAAAAGTGTTACTTCGGTTGATCGGTTTATTAGCCGGGCGATCGATGAGTTTTCTAGAATCCTGTTGGGCACTGCTGGTGTGAAGAAACAGTCTCTAATACCCTACGGGTATGAAGAGGTGTATGCCAGACAGGACCGCCCGACGCAACGACGGATTTTGCAGCAGGCAGAATTTGTCGAGGGCAAGAATGTGGGTAAGAATTTTATGAAGCGAGAAGCATATGGAAAGTGTTCTGACCCCCGCATTATTACCACTATTGAAGGATCACGGAAATACCGATATTCCACTTTCATGTATGCATTCACTGATGAGGTCATTAAGTGCCAGCCATGGTATGCGTTTGGCAAGACCCCGTTGGATGTAGCATGTAGAGTTGGATCTGTCTGCTCATCAGCAAAGCAGATTAGTAACACCGATTTCTCCAGGTTTGATGGAACCATTAGTGAGGTGGCTAGAGCGTTGGAAAAGCGCTGTATTCTTGCAGCTTTCCGACCGGAATATACGGATGAGCTGCTTACCTTGCTAAGGGACCAATGCGGTGTGGACTGCTATATCAGTGTGAACGACGAATCTGTACACTACAATTCCGGCCTAGCCAGGTTATCTGGCTCGCCGGAAACTAGCACGTTCAATTCGCTGGTTAATGCATTCACCGCTTTCCTGGCCTGGAGGATGACTAAGCTTCCCACTGGCGGATACGTCAGTGCAGCTGAAGCTTATACCCGCCTGGGCATGTATGGTGGAGATGATGGTATAACGCCTGATCTCCAACCATCCGTGTATGTGCGAGCTGCGACAAAGCTTGGCCTGAAGTTAGATATTGAGCCGATCCCAAGGGGGTCGAGGGGCGTCAAATTTCTGAACCGGATATATGGACCCGAAGTCTGGTTTGGAGACGTCACGAGCATGAGTGATCCACTGCGTGCGCTATCCAAATTCCACTTGTGTGTGAATATGGACACGCGCACTACTGATCTCACAAAGTTATGTGAGAAGGCTTATGCTTATTA